GGAACAGGTAGTGGAACAGCTAATGGAACAGGTAGTGGAAACGGAGGCGGAAGTGGAAGAACAGACACTGCTGATAATGTAGGTGGAGATGAACCCGATGGAACTGCACCTGGAAATGCTGACAATAATCCAACAAATAACCCAGACGCACCTTGCTCTAAATAACATACTATATGGAATTATCTAACAATATATTAGCAGTTGTAGAACCAGCGATTAGGCCAACTGAGATCAAGATGGATGCACTTGCTGAAGAAAAGAAAGACGAGGCAGAGTACAAGCAATCTACTATGGTTGCAACTCTTAAACCATTTATACTTATTAATGGTTATCAATTTGCACCGACTGACGTTATACGCTTTGAGTTAAATTTAATGGGTGATTTACCAGAATGTGAAATTGAATTGAGCGACGAAGCTGGAAAATTTGCAGTTGGTAGTTATCCAAGAGATGGTGATTTCTTCACAATACTTATAAATTCTAAAAATCAAGAAACATTTAAATCTATTCATATGGATTTTGATATTATAAGCTGTGAATCCCCAAAAGATGGAAATGTTGGAACTGCTGTATTTGAAATATTTGGAGTTTGTAAAATTCCTAGAATGCAGGCCGAAGATTGTAGAAATTTTGAAAGTGCAGATTCTTTAACTCATATGGAAGAAGTAGCCCGAGACTTAGAATTGGGTTTAGCAACTAATATTGATGCGGCTGACGATGCACAGTCTAGAATTATGGCATTTGAACCATATCTTAGTTTTATAAAAAAAATAATCAAAGAAAGTTATATAGGTGAAGAATCTTTTCAAAAGTTTTGGATCGATCCATACTACTATATGAATTACGTAGATGTAAATGCATTGTTTAATTCACCTAATCCACCAATAGAAGAATTTGCTGAATCATTGGCTTCAGCTGCTGAATCAATGGTGGCTACAGCTGATGCTGAAAAAAATGCTAAAACAGGAAACGACATTGAGGTACCATTACTATTGACAAATCATGTTGCTTTTATGGGAAATAGTTCATTTATAGAGAAATCTAATATATTAAATAATTCTGCAAATGTTAGTGCAAAAAACGGATATGCCAGAGAAGTAACTATTTATAATAACAACGGTGATGCTGGTGAGAGAAAACAAGAATTTAGAATAGAGTCTTTAGGTGGAAATGATTTAAAAGAATTAGAAGAGCCACTAAAGGGTAATAGAAATGATAAAAGACATATTGATCAAATCAAATATAAGTATATTGGAAGACAAGAGGCTGGTGATGATGGATTAGGTAACGTACACCCCAATGCTGCATTTTCACAATTGCACAATGCACAAAATGAGGCTGAAACACAAAAAATGAAATTAGAAGTTACTTTAAATTCATTTAATCCATCTTTATATAAATATCAAAAGATTCCTGTTTTAATGTATATTACTAACCCTAAAGCCATACAACAAAACGAAAGAATTAAAGGTGATAAAAAAGAATTAGGCATGGATAAAGATGAGCCTTTTGGATTGGAAGAAGCTAGTGAAGATTTAGCAGATGCTGGTAAAAATAGTCCAAGTCAAGCTTTAGATTCATTTTTATCAGGTTATTATATAATTGAAAGTATTATATATGAAGTAGAAGAAGATGTCACAAAACAAACAATGATACTTCTTAGAAGAGAATGGCCAACAAGAACAGAAAATCTAATTAATCCACCTGGACTCGAAGATGCTACTGATGAAGAAAAAGCAGATAATGTGGCTGAAAATAGCCCGGAACCAGCACCTGAACCAACTCCAGAACCAACTCCAGAACCAACACCAGAACCGACACCTGATGTTGAATTAGAAATAGAAATAGGATTTACTAAAACTACATCTGAACAAGATATTCAAGCTACGTTTGCTAATAGTACATATGCTGTATTTGAAGGTACGTGGACTGCAAATAAAGAAGTTACAGAGTTTGATTTTTGGGAAGCAGATATAGATGATACTTTAATTGGACCAAGTTACGGAATGTCAGTTAAGAGTAATGGAACATGGGTATTAGATCTCTCAGAAACAGGAGAATTTGATCCTCAAACATATGATCTTACTATTCAAATACAAGCAGAGGGCAAAACATTTACAGGAACTTCTTCAGTGGAGGTTACAGAAGAATCTGGGCCACATGTATATGAAATATTAATAACTGGTAATAGGTTGAGAATAGTTGTATTTGATGCAAGTGGTGCTGAAGTATATAGAGGTGACCCTAGAATTAGAACAAATACAATATTAGATGAGGGTGGAGTTGTAAATGAAGCTAAAGCATTTTTAGATCCATCGAAACAAGACCCTAACGTCCAAAATATGCAAAAAAAATAAAGATAAATAATATATGTCAGACTTTAAACATATTAACGAGTTTAGAAAAGGTTCTGTTTTAAGTAAGATCAGTGAAGATCCAACTTATCTCAGTTTTTTCTTTATGTTTGACGGTGTAGATAGGGAACATTCTCCTTTATTGGCAGGTCCAGCAGAAGAGTATCTAGAAAAAATGGTAGATGCTAGTATGGGTACAACGTATGCCAAAAAATTAGCTAATTTTAGAAAGGTTCTTTTTAAAATCAATAAAGAAATGCCATGGTTTTGGCAAAGTGTTACAGGTTTAGAGTTAGTTGAGACTTATGGTAAAATGGATGAGCCATTTAGAGGACAAGAAACTCCTAAGATAGAAATAGAATGTTTAGAAGAAAACGTAGAGTTAACTGCAGTTGCATTGATGACACTATATAAGAATGCATGTTATGATTTTAGAAGATATGTAGAAATCTTACCCAAAAATTTAAGACACTTTAGGGTTTGGACTGTACTTTCAGAAGTTAGAACATTTCAACAAAGTACGGTCGCTAGGGATTTGAACTTATATGGCGCTGAAATGCCAGGTAATGAAGCAGGTACTTCTGTTAATCTTATTCCTAGAGCTAAGGGTTATGAAACTGCAGCTGGTAGAAATGCTGGTAAGTTTGATGCTCCATTAGTTAAACAATATACTGCTGATGCCAAACCACATATTATGTTTGAATTAGGTTTTTGTGAATGGCAAATAGACACAATTGCTGGCATATTTGCAGATCAATCTAAAAACCCTGAAAAGAAAAAACCAAAAGTATCATTTACTTGGAATACTGGCTTTATGTCAGGTTCTAAGTTTGGAGAAAACATATCAGAAGAAGAAAAAAGTCCATTATTTCCGGATGCAAAACCAGATGATGGTTTATATCCTAATCAGCCTTTTAATCCATTAGCGATTGCACAAAATGCAATAAGCGATAAAGTTAATGGACTTGCAGGTGGTTTAGTAAATAGATTTAATAATTTAAAAAATGGTTTACCAGGATTTGGTAATAATCCTTTAGGTAGAGTTTATCCAGAAGGTTTAACAGGAGCTGCAGCCTCTTTAGCAAATAGAGGCATGGATGCTGTAAAAGGATTGTTATTAGATAACGTACATGGAAGTACAGGTTTCTTAGGAAGTTTAAGTGATATTAATAGTGCGCTAGAAGCAGGAAGTGTAAATGCTATTTTAAATTTAGCTGGACAATTAAATCCAAATAATACTAATGTTCCAAGTAATGGGAATATTACACCGGTTGGTGTATATGATCCAGGAATAGATAGTTCCCCTGATTTTCCAATTAATCAAAAGGTATATGATCCTGTTGCACAAGAACCAGAAAGTCAAAACATTACACCTGGAAGAATTCATGAACCTGGTGTTGATAGTAGTCCAGATGATAACATTAACGAGAACGTACACTCATAAGCATGAATGATAAAGAATTAGTTGAAGATAATCTAAGAGAAACTCATTGGTTAGGAGAAGTTGTAGTAAACGAAGATCCTTTACTTAATGGTAGATGTCGCGTAAAAGTTTATGGTAAATTTGATAAACTGACAGATGATGCTATTCCATGGGCAACTCCTATGAATAGAGATCAAATTGGATCACATGCTGTTCCAAGAGTTGGCGATATTGTTGCAGTTAGATTTGATAACGGAAACATATACCACCCAGAATATTGGTTTCAGATTGATCAAAATCCAGATTTAAAGACAGATATATTGGAAGCATCTGATGCACCACATGACGTAATTAGTTTAGTATATGATGCAGAAAGAAATGTTAGAATATATCATTCACCTGAAGATGGCTTAGTTATTACTCGAGGGAGTGGAGCCAAGGAAAGACCGATGATACAGATAGACGAAGAAGGATTCATTAAAATAAGCACAGATGCGAAGATGTTCTTAGACTGTGGTGATATATTCGTTTCAAATGAAGGTGAACCAGGTGCTGATGAAACAGAGCCAGCAGTGAGAGGTCAATCTTTACAAGATTGGTTACAAACATGGTTAGATGATTATAATGCACATATTCACCCAACTGGAGTTGGACCATCTGGTCCTCCCATGCCACCTACACCAGCAACCGTAGGTAAATTATCAAGTTCTCATATTAAGTATCAACAAAAGAATAAGTAGTTATGCCTGCACTGTGGCCAACATTCATACCAAATTTAGCAGCTGATATTGCTGGGCGAGAATTTACAAAACCAGGTGGTGCTATAGTTTCATATGCTCTTCCAAAGGTTGGTGTTAATCAAGTTCCTATTTTTCCTCCATCTTTAGATCTAATAAAATCTATTAAACCTGGAAATCCACTAAACGTATCATTAACAACAGATCCTACTGCAATGATAAATGCTATTAATCTTGCACCTCTAAGTGGAAGATATGATTTTGGTGTAAGAGTTGCTGAAAGATATTTAGAAGCTGTAAAAGGTTTAGCAATGACACCGTTTGGTGCAACGCATACTAATAATCCTGCTGCTGAATTTCTTTTAAAACAAGGTTATGGCTTAGTATTTGAACGATTATTAAAAGAGGGTGATATTCCATTGCAAGATCAATATGATGAAGATGGCAATTTAACTGAAATGGGTAAAGAGTCACATCCTGATTATGCTGATTTTTGTCCAGATCCAGTTGAGGAACCAGATCCAATTGAGGAACAAAAGAAATTAGATAAGAAATTTAGTAAGTTTATAGACGAGTATAAGAATGATTCTGCTATGGATTTAAAAAAGTTTAGATTTTTTGAATTTCCATGTTTAACTGGAGATGAATCGCAAGAGGATTTAGAAAAACTTTTTGCTTCTAGATTATTACAACAATTTAGTGGTATTACAAACGTAAACACTAAATGGGAATTCTATATTTGGTTAGCATGTCTTGGTTCAGAAAACTATAGTAATTCGAGTGGATTTGGAGGAAACTGGTCGGGTTTACCATATCCTAATATTAGTAACGAAACTAGAAGTGATATTGAAGATGCAGGTTATAGTTGGACACAGCTTGCTAATAATGTAAGTAGCATATGCGTTGAAGCAATTCATGATGCACATCCAGGTGAAGAATCTGACAGTGCATTTTTTAACACAAACGCACTAAGACAGAGAATTCAAAAAGATGCCACTAATGAAATTGTTTTGCCTATAGAATTAGAATGTCCACTAAATAGGTATAAAATACAGGTTGCATATGATTACGAAACTGATAGTAAAAGACCTAAAATTTTAACATCACATGTTATTGCGACATTTAGTTGGTATCCTGGTGTAAGAAGCGGATCGTTTAGTGCAAATGCAGAAGGTATTGTTACTAATGCTCCTAAATTTACAAAAAATAATAATTGGGTTAAATCAAAGTATAGAGATCAAGAATTAAAAAATGGTTGGCGCAAAATTCCAAATGCAATGAGCAGCGCTAGAACACCTGAACATGTGATTGATATAAACCCAACATCAGGTGGAACTATATTTAAATTTCAAAGACAACAAGTGATCGACGCTAAGGCCGCTGCAGAAGAATGTGATGCTGCAGAAGAAGATAGTAATATAGATTACACTTGGCCAGGTGGTGATCCTTATGAAGAAATGGCAGAAATAACTATCGCATATTGGTATGCATGTTTAGTGAAACCATTTACACCATCTCCATCTGCTTTGCCAGCATTGATTCCTCCTCCACTTACTGGAATTTATATTCCAATTTATTATGGTGGTAAAAAAAGATTGGCTAAAAATTTAAGAAGGGCGTGGAATACCGGGAAAACATTTTCAGTTATTCCTGCTCCAATGCCACCTGCATTAGCAGTTTCAACAGCTGTTGCGGCTGCATATATGTTGCACTTATTAGAATTTAAATTATTATATCTTGGTGGAATTCCTACACCTGCTGGACCAGTGCCAATGATTGGAATTGTTCCTGTAGTATTCTAAAAAATAATAGGATATATATTATGTTACACCTTTAATATAAAAATAAATGAACAACGAAAAAAACAAAAGGATCAGAATTGGGGAAAAGACACCAAAAGAGACCGTAGTTGAAGAACTAGATTTAAAAATCGAAAACACAGAAACTGAAGAAGATGCTAATCAAGCATTTTATGATGAGAACGGGGAATTCATGTGGGATGCATATGAGTCTACTTGCCCGTCAAGAACAAGAAAACCAAATCCACACATTAAAACCAAAGACGGCGACAAAGTCTACTCTAGGGAATCTTATGCCCAAGAAATGTATGACATGCTTACTGCACATGATGCTAGTATTGGACAATTACTGACTGTAATTAATCCTGGTGAAATTCATGAAGGTAAAATTTATGCAATTAATTCTGAGTTTATTAGTGTTGATATTGGTTACAGGGAATTGATCTACGTCAAGTATGATAAAGAACCTGCTGAAATTCAATCGCTAAAACCAGGTGATGACACTGCTGTACTAATTACACAATTGGGTAAAAACTCACATGTTGTTGGTAGTATTAATGGTGGTGTTAAACACAAAGTGTTTATGGATCTTAGAGCTGCAGTTGAAGAAGGAAACACAGCATGGGTCGGTACAGTTACAAATATGATTGAAAACGGAGGTTATATGGTAATGGTACAAGGCATAGAATGTTTTATGCCAGGATCTTTAGCTGGAATTAATAAACTACATGACTTTAGTTCTATTATTGGAACGGAAATGTATGTAGTTCCTGTTAGTTTCTCACCGGATAGAGGTACGTTAGTAGTTTCTCATAGAAAATATTTACAAGCTTTAATACCTGGAGAAATTGAAAACTTAAAACAAACACAAGGTGAAACAGTGACTGGAAATGTTACGGGTACTGCAAAATACGGAGTATTTGTAGAATTTAATAAGTGTTTAACTGGTATGATTCATAATAATGATTTAGATGAAGATACATTAGCCAAATTTAGAGCCAGAGAAATTAAACCAGGTGATGAAATTTCATTTATGGTTAAAGATATTATAAGTAATACTAAAATAACATTAACTCAAAAGGCAAATATAGTTGTTAATCCATGGGTAGATATTATTTCTAGATATCAAATTCCTTCTGTGGTACAAGCTACTGTTAAAACTAAAAAGGATTACGGATTATTTATCACAATAGAAGATGGAGTGACTGGTTTGCTACATGTTAGTGAATTAAGTGAAGAAGTAATGAGCGTATTTAAAGCTGGTGACCCTATCACGGTACAGATTACAAGAATCGATGTTGATTCGATGAAAGTCTTTTTAAAGATGCCGCAATAACTATTGCAACGAGAGTGTGATATATAATCAAACGGTAATATCATAATCTTAGTATGCAAAAATTAACTATAGATTCTCCGAGAGAATCAATCCTAAACGCAGCACTCATGGGTGTTGAGTTTGAGTTCTATTCTAACCTCGATCTAGAAGTAACCAGAAAAGCTCTGGAAAAACTTCTAGATCGAAAGATTAGATTAGAAGATAAAGCCCATTCTGATTTTGTACCATCTGCTGAAGAATTTAAAATTGAGCCAGATATGTCTGGTGGTAAAGGATTAGCAGAGTTGGTTACGGGACCTATCTCGTATAGAAATGCCAGATTGGTGGTTATTAAGATGTTAAAATGGATATCTGAAAATGGATATACTAATGACAGAGCATCAATTCATATAAATTTATCTTTCGATAAAAAGTATCTCGAAGATAAAGATCTTGTTTCTAAAATGAATGTTCTTAAATTTATTTTAGAATTTGATGAAAAACAAATCTATAAGTTTTTCCCTGAACGTGAAAATTCTACATATGCAAAGAGTGTAAAATGGGTAATGCCAAAAATTGAAGCATTTCATTTTGATGGTAATCATATAGCATCAAACAATTTTAAATTTGCTGACACAAAATATTATGGAATTAATTTTTCCAAAAAAGAAAAGAATTACTTAGAATTTAGGTATATTGGTGGAACTGATTATGAGAAAAAATCAGATGATATTCTTTATTTAACTGAAAGATTTTTAATGCAAATGTGGAATTCGTGTAATGACTCCAGGTTTAATGATGAGAATAAAATAGAATTACAGAGAATTTTAAATAAAAATAAACCTATCTCAGATATACTAAAGGACTACTCTAAGGTATCTGAACATTACCCCGACATAACTATATTGGTAGATTTAGTAGATAACCCAGTCATTATTAAATTGCAATGGGAGAGGTTTAAGAATAGAGTAGTAGATCTTATAGTAAATGGATCTATGACTGCCGGCTTAATTAATTATGATTCTAATTATGGAGCCACACAAATAAAAGATGGAAAGTTTCCAACTGTTTATCAATTAGAAGATTTTGAATTTATAGATTGTGAAATAGCTGGGAATGTAACTAATTCTAGTTTTTATGGGTGTGAAATAACTGGGTCTGCTATCATGTATGGTAGTTTATACAAAGGCACTAAGGTAAAAGAATCAAAAGTAGAATCTAGTTATACACATGGTAGTTGTGAATTAATAAACTGTTATGTTGCAGGTAGAGATACTATGTTTAAAGGTAAAATGATTGGAGGTATATTCAGAGAGGGTTTCAAAACAAAAGATGCCAGATTTGAAGATACTGAGATTGTTGTAAGTAAAAAAATAAGAGAATAAAATGAGTGAAATTAGAAGCGGTTCAAACCAAGATTTAACTTCTGGTAGAAATTTCGATCCAAATTGTCTAAATACTTTTTTAGAAGAAATAGGAGATGATATTACTGGGGCATGTATGGTACCTATTAATTTGCCACAAAAAGAGATTGTTAATATAATTAAAAGAGCCAAAAAATGGTTTTATAAAAAATATGAATATTCTGTAAAAGAAAATTTATACCATATTCCAAATAGTGTATTTAGTACATCACACTTTAAAAGCCACAGAGCACTTACGTTGCCTGGGCCAAGTGCAGACGGAGGTGGAGGTGTATATTCAGTATATGGTTTATATGACTTAGCTTCAGGTTGGAATGGAGGCGGAGGCGGAATGGATGTGAGATTCCAAGGTGGTTCTGACTTTTCAATGGAGCGAATGTTATTTAGAGGAATGTATGAAGGTTCTGGTATGGCTGAAGCCGCAGAAGAACTACAGTATTATGTATTGAACGCTTCTATGGCAGATTTGTCTAGACAAATACTTGAAAACCCTATTTCATTTCATTATTCTAGTTTAACTGGAGAATTAAAATTTATGGGTGATACACCAAAGGGTGATGTTATTTTAGAGATATATGAAACTATCCCTGATTGTGCATTATATTCAGATGAAATATTCTTTAGATATGTGAGTGCAAAAATAAAACAATCTATTGGTTCTAAGTTAGCAATTTTTAAATTTGCCCTTCCTGGTAATGTTGATTTTGATTATGATGCCATTAAAAGTATGGGTGATGATGAGCTATCAGAGATTAACGAAGAGATTCAAGGAGACGAAGGTGTTGATTGGATGATGCATTCATAAATAAAAGAAGATAAATAAATAAATGGAATTATATATAAAATATCCTAGCGATCCTAATTACGACGAAGATCAAGTTCAGACTAATGGTGAAATAGAAATGTTGATCACACAGATTCAAACAATTTTATTCACTAATAGTGGTGAAGTTATGGGAGATCATAAGTTTGGATGTGATTTAGAAACACTTATATATGATTTCAATTCTAGTGAACATAATATTAAATCAGTGATAGTAGATCAGATTAATGCATATTGCCCATTAGCGTCAAAATACAATGTTCAAGTGAACATTGACTTTGTTCGAGGTGAAGTTAGAGATATTGCGTTCATAGATATTACGATAGATAGTAGATATGCTATAAAAATAAGCATGCTATAAAAAAGTATACATAAATAATGGCAGAATTAAAATTTTTAAGTACAATTAGAACGGGAGCAGAGTCTATTAAGGCTGATGCTAGAACTTATATTTCTAGGGTATACAATAGAGCTAACACTTTGTTTACTTTAGCTTCACCGTTTGCACAAATAATAGCTGTACTATCAGAAATGATGGATCTTATTATGTATTATATTGAGGATTCTGTAGTAGAACAAAACATATATACTGCACAGCAACCAGAATCAATATATGGTATGTCAAGATTGACAGGTCATGATGCGACAAGAGGATTTGCTTCTACTGGTGAAATTATATTTAGATGGAAACCTGGTGCTGATATGGCAAAAATAGCAGGAAGTTTATTAAATATTAATGGTAGATCAGAAATTAAATTTGATGCTAACGGAATGACGTATACTTTATTAAATTCTGTTGAATTATTTAAATTAGAAAAAACAAATTATAATGCATTTAAAAGTGCAATAATTCAAGGTAAATTTGAATCACAAACTGTGACTTCTAACGGTGAAAAATTACAATCATTTAACATTAATACTGGTGGAATCACTGATCATAGTAAAGTTACTGTAAGTGTTAATGGTGAGCAATGGACAAAGCATGAATCTCTTTATGATCTATTATCTGATGAGAAAGCATATTTAATTAAAACTGGTATTAGTGGAGGTTTAGATCTTTATTTTGGAAATGGAAGTTTTGGAATGGTGCCACCAAATGGTGCTAGTATTAAAGTGGAATATGTAAAACATTCTGGAATTGCTGGTAATTTAGATGATTCACCTGATCTAACTATTAAGTGGGATGCAACTGGTTATGATTCTAATGGAACAGAACATGATTTAAATGAATTCTTAGATGTAACTGTTACTTCATCTCCAAAAATGGGTAGTGATAGAGAGAATACTCAATTTACAAAAATAATGACACCACTTGCAAGTAAATCATTTGTATTAGCTACACCTGATAACTATGAATACTTTTTGTCAAGATATAATATGTTTTCTTACATAGATGCATATAACACCACTGACGATCAATATTTAGATGATGATAATGTTATTTATATTTTTGCGGTGCCAGATGTTAATAAAAAATTAGCTAAAAATCAAGATTACTTTACTGTACCACAAGAAGAAATGTTCTTTGATCAGGGTGAATATGATGCAATGTATAAGGTTTTAGAAGATAGTGGCCAACAAATGGTAACAACTGAAGTTGTTTTTGTTAAGCCACAGATAAGAAAATATAGTATTGATATTAATATTAGATTCTTTGAAGGTTATACTAAGGATGAAATTTACACAGCGGTAAGAGAGAGAATGTCAACATACTTATTAAATATAACAAGAAGAGATAAACTGCCTAAGTCTGATATTATTTATATCTTAGAAGAAGTAGCAGGTATTGACGCTGTAAATGTTAGGTTCATTTCAGAGACAGAAGAAACAGCAAGAAGACTTGGTTATTATGAATCAATTACTACTACCGTGGTTCCACAAGAACCAGTAACACTGGAAACTGTAGGAAATGGAAAACAAAAATATGTTTTCTTTAAGAAAATAGAGGATGTAAAGGTGGTTCCAGTTGATGAAAATACTGTTATTCCTCCTAAGGTAAAAGGATTAGATCAGTGGGGTGATATTATAATGGAAAAAGAAGAAGTTGCTGTTTTTAGAGGCGGATGGTTAGATAGAGATGGTGACGTTATGGAAGATGATGTGTTAATTAACGCTGAAGCTGCAGTAAGTATAAACTTTGAAGCAGATCCTGTACCTAGAACAATATACACTAGAGTACAAGCCGGAAATAGAAAAGCACTTAAATAATGGGTTTATTTACAAATTTATTTAACTATAGACAACGTAGAAGATATGATTCTGCCAAATCTAGAAAGGATGATAGATTACACACGGGATTTAACTACAATGATGAGTTGGCTCCAGGAGAATTTATTAGTAAGTCTTTATCCGGTCACATTCAAAGAAATCAAACTATGCAACATTTTTTAATATTCTTAGATGACGCATTAAAGAATTTATTAAAAGGTGCAAGATATTTAAATAATTTTAAAAATTATACCGTTGACGAAAACACAAAGAAAACTAAATAATGTACGATAATTTAAGATTTTTTAAAGGATTAGAATATGATTTAAACTTCGTAAAGGATAACTCTGATGTTTATAAGGGAACTGTGCATTTATCTGAGGTTTCTGCTGGTTTATATGAAACTATTAATTTATTTATATTAGAAGAGTGTGAATTATTCGGAGACCCTATTATAAATTTCCCAGTATCTGAAACACCAGATAACGATAAATTTATATTTGAATGGAGTGAAGATACTAGATTTGGTAGTAAAGATATTACACTATATAATGTAGATCATTCTGGAAATCTTCCAGTAATTAAAGAATTAAAATCTCAAACTATTGATCTAATAGATTTTAGTAAAGTTGCGGTATTTAATGATGGTACTAAGGCGTTGTGGGAACAAGATAGTACCGCTATTCAAATTAATATAGCGTTAAATTCGTTAAAAGCTGGACCACACGTTAGAAACTTACATGTTTATCATAGTGCAGCGGGTGTAAAAACACTTATAGCAGATATTGAAGTTTATGGTGAAGTAGTTGCTGAGGATGAAAGAACTAAAATTCTTCTTCAAAACTTTGGAGCTACACTGGACGAATCTGATTTTATGTTATTCAAAGATCATGACATTAGCGAAATGTCACCTGATTATAAATTACTGAATAAGAAAAGAAAGGAATTACTTTTAGAATTACACAACATAAAACCATTTGTTGGTACATATAAAGCAATATTGAATGCAATAGATTTCTTTGGTTATGATAAAATAACATTGAAGGAATACTGGTTAAATGTTAATAATTCTGTTAAGAACTTTGGTAAATTATTTGCAGTCCCAGTTCCTAACTCTTCTGTTAGAGGTGAAAACACTAGAAAGAAATTAGCGTTTAAACTTCCTTCTAGTACAATGAAAAAAACTAGTAAGTTTAGTCTTGTATATAGGTTAAACGAACCTAATGGAACATTCGATCATTGGGATATTCCTAATGTTGATGAGGTTTTTGATTATACGCCAGAAGAAGTACTTATTAAACTATATGGTTTAAAGGCAAAGTTACAAAAAGATTATTTACCGCTTCAAGCAAAAATTATAGATATTACTGCCGAAGGAGATTACTTCTCTCAAAGAAATATAAATGTATGGAATATTCAAAATGGCATTGATTTCTTTAGTGAAGGACATGATATTAAGTTTAATGTATTTCCTAACGATAGACAGTTATTTATAGAAGATATGTCAATGGTTTTAAAACCATCGCTTAATCAAGATGATGATTCTAATAACTATAATTTATTCTTAAATACTAAAAGCGGACAAGAACATACATTAACCCCAAATAATAGAACAGAATTAAAGAGTATATTTAGAGAGTTTTATGAAACATATCATAATCAAGAATTATATTCTTATAACCCTAACATTCCAATTGGATGTCCTGTATTATTAGACGGTACAGAATCATTTGATGATATTTGGGATGAAGCTAAATTTACTTGGGAAGATGCTCACAATCCAAACGATACTTTGTTAATTACATGGAACGATTGGTGGAAAGCATGGGTTTATGAAATAGAATGGATTATTACAAGTAAAAATAAAGGGTATGATCAGACTTATAGGGGTGCGATAGATGATTATTTGATTCTTCCATTGATATTACCGCATGATGACATATATACTGTCGAGATGAGAACATATGATCTCTTTGGGCACAGATCTCATTATAGAATGAAAGATCTAATAGATGTAAAACTTAAAAATCTAGAATTATACGGTATTTATAAGTGGTTAGAAGATGATTCATGGGATAATAAAAATCTACCGTGGCAAAAATCAGGTGGTTATTGGAATCAACCTCAAGATAATGTAACAACTATCGATGATGATATTGCTACTCTTTATTTAACATTAGATAGAGCAAATTACATTCACTTTGAAGAAGATCAAGGAGTTAGATTTTCAACTGTTAGTAGGTATTTAGATATTTATTCTGAAACTGCATATAGTGAAACTACTGGACCATATACATGGGACGAATCAACGTTTGATTGGAAAGACACTGAGCATTTAGCGTGGCATTTCATGAGAGTTGGACCTGATTTAACTTCAAGTTTCAAAATAAATGATATACAACAAGGTGATACATTAGTAATAACACATAAAGATCCAAAAACTGGAGAAATAAGTACAGGATCTCATCAAATAGTTAATGCTACACCAACCACATTTAATGATGTAAATGGTTGGACTCAAATAATGAATGAATTACAACAAAGTGAAGACTATGTTATTAGTAAATTTAATTATAACGCAATATTTGAAGATTCTGACGATAATGATGTAAGTGATGTTTTTAAATTCATATTGGTTGTAGGAAAAGAATACTCAAAAACTTATGATTTTGAAGACGCTTCGATAATAAAAATTAATAATTCATCAAACGCTAATATTAGCGGTGAAATTCACGTACAACATTATAATCCAACATGGGACGACACCAGAGTATTTAATGATTATGCAGAGGTTGAAAGATCTACACATGTTACATTTTCAACAGATATTTCTAGATTCCCTGGAAGTAAAAATGCTAAATGGACTATCACAAATATAACTAACCCAAAAATCACTGATATATACTATAATAATATGTGGCTTACATATATCTTTAAAGAACCTGGGTACTACAATATTCAGCTAGAAACTGAAGATACAAATGGAAATAAAAACCTTGTAAATAGGAACATGTTAAAAGTAAAATAATAAAAACAATAAAAATGGCAAACATTACTGAAATTTTAGGAACTGATTCAGTTTCTTCATCGAGACCGATCATCAATAGCAACTTTGAGTTGTTAAATGATGAGTTAGCATCTGTTACGGCCTTGTTAAACCCAACTACCTTAATTTTAAGTGGAGTCGCTAGCGTATCTACTTCATCGTTAACTGTTACACAGAACGGTGCTAACTTATTATTAGTAAATAATTTAGGTGCCGCGTTTAACACTGCTGCAATTTTTAATTCATCTGTAAAATTAGATGGAGATTTAGTAAAAAGCGGAGTCTTAGGAACTGCTGCTACACCAACAACACAAGTTACACCAGTTTCAATAACTGCGGTTACTTACTTTATCGATAGTCACTTTACATTGCCAGAAGCAGTAGATGGACAAGAGGTAACAGTTATTAATGTTGATGGTAATTCTAAATCTGTGTTATCAGGTACAGGTGCTACTTTAGGTGCTACATCAATTACACTCGAAGGATTAAACTCAACAGTTACATTAAGATGTTTTGATAATAAATGGTATATTATCTCATCGCACAACACAACAACAGTATAAACAAAACTTAAAGAATAGATGGCAACTCCTCTAGTTAGAATACCGCAGCCAATGGGCGGCACAATGTATGCTTTCGCATCTTCTGCGAGAGACATGACTAGGGCTTTTAATAGTTCAGATTTAAATTTTGAGTTTAGTAAATACGCTTTATTAGATCTTCCAGATTTTACTGATTCTGTTAATGGCTCTAACACAATAGATTTTGAATTAAATCTTAAACAACCTTCAGGTGATGAATATATTGCTGGAATGCCCAATGTAGATTTTGCACAAACATTCCAAAACTATGCACTTAACTTAGAAGAGCTATTGTTAAAAGACGATGATTATGATCCAATAATATTACAATCAGATTCTGAAAAGATATTTTTTAAATGGTTAAGTTCTTTAGGTGCAGTAGATTTTATTGCAGCTGATTCTAACCAGACACTTGCAGGTAATTATACCGAAAAAGTTAATGGTACGTTTGCTAGTGATAACTACGATAGAGTTGTTAAATATTTGGGAACAATAGATGCTGAAAACGATGTCGCGTATCAAGGTAACACATATCATGAAGTCTATATTAATGTACCTACTTCAGTAGGTTATACTCCAACTGTTTTATTTAAACCAACAAATTATAATACAACCGCAACAAAATTATATGCTAGTGATTATATAGAGGGCAGAGAGGGTCAAACACACCCTGATCCAAATATAAACATGAATACTGTTGTTGATGAACACACATCAAGCAGTGGAGCTTATTATAATATTCAAACTAATGCTACTAATAGCGTTGGAATTAATTTCGATGCAACTGCATATGAAGAAATTAACAATGATGTTGATGTACAATCATTATTAGATTTTGCTAAAAAAGGACAAAGGTTTACATTTAATGCCATTCTTGTATACTATGATATTTATAGCGAATCTATTTCTGCAAATAGAGCAACTAACTTATACGGAATATTAATTTTAGATGATATACAGGATGCTTATGGACCTGGTTCTAAAATTAACGAACAAATTAAATTTAAACCAAACGAGGTTACAGGTTTAAATGGTAATGCATTTTCTTTAAAATTAAATCTTAAATTTAATTCTTCATTAGATAATGTTGGTGTAGAAACAAGTGTAAATGATTTTACAACGTTCTCTATGGATTTATTCATGGACACAACAACTGCTCTTGAAAATGCGACTGAATTATTGATACAAGCTAATAATAGATATGCTGCTATTGTAGAAAGATTAGATTCTATAGAAAATATTGTTTCTTCTACTGAAGACACAACTGCTTTATCGAAAAAGGTTCAAGTATTAGAAGATGATTTTCAAAGTAGTTCTCTTCAATTAGCGGATTCAAATTCTCTTTTAGAATTAATAACAAAGGCACATACTAAAATTAATTCTTTAATTGATGGAACCATTCCAGTAGAATTACAATACAATACAGATATTATATTTGCTGGAAAGGGTACAGAAGTTGATAAAACTATTCCTAATAAAATTAAAATTGACAGTACAGTTGACGGTTATACATTAAATAGCCCATACTTGTGGAATATAGCAGCAAGAACAATCGCTACTAAATTATCTACAACCGTACAATTTGATGCAGGTGTAGCAGGGAATGGATCTTCTAAGTTTGCAATTTGGTCTAGACTTGAAGAATTTTCAAACAGATTAAGTTTAAAAGGATTATTCTCATCTGAGCCTGAAAGTGACCTTAATATATACATTGACGATAGTTTAGTTTCGTGGAAAAACGGACAAACTTTCAAAATTACATTTGATGAAATAAATATGTCAGGAAATAATATTAAATTTTGGACAAACTCAGTTGGAGGTTTTGATCAATTAATATTTAATGTTGACTCAACTCAATTAATAACAAATAAACCATATATTGAATTAGTGTGTATTGATTACACTAACTATCAATTTGAAGCCGATATTTTAAGATAATATGAATACTAATAACTCTATTTCTAATTCGCTCAAGAAACTACTTGAAATTAATTCAAATTCTTTAAAGACATTTGAAAGAATCAATGAGGCGATAACTACAGATCAAAAGGATGTACCTCTTGAATTACTAACTGAAGACGGAACTAAAACTGTTTATGTGCCTTCGTTTGGTTACATGAAAAGAGAATTAGAAAGATTAGATGTTAATTTAAAATCTTTAGCAGGTTTAGGAAAAGGAAATACTAGGATTAAATTACCGGACGGTACTTACCAAAGTATTATTACAACACGATTAAAAACTCCTGCAAATGACATAACTAGTTTTGTTAGACCAGTTAATTTTGGTACAAAACCTAACTATTTCTTTGAAGACTTTTTAAATCCTTTACTTACAACTAGTATTAATGTTAGTGGACAAATTCCAAATGAAACTGAAAGAGTTTTAGTAAAACGAATTTTATTTGATTCTACAAGTGCAGTCACTGTTGAATATTTTAACACTAATTTTAAAAACAAAGAAAACCTAGATTATAATACTGTAATTAGAGATATTGCAAATAATAGTTTAACATACATACTAGATGAAGATACTCGTGATCTTCCATATAGAACTACACAATTTACTGGTAAATTTGATGTATTAAAAATTAGTAATTCTAAAAGAGAAGTTTTAGTCGATGGTGTTACTAAAAAGAAAGCTATAAAATTATACACTATAGATTCTTTAACATATTCTGATTCTAATAAAGATCTAAAAGATACTGAAGCACTTAAGGTTGGAGATGAATTAATGGTTCAAAGCGGTGCTAGAAATACTAGATATAAAATAACTAGAATCGATGGTTCGGCTAATCAGGTTGAATTATTAATAGTAGAAGGATATGAATCTATTAAGATCGGAGCCAATCAACTGGGCATATATAAAAACGATGAGGCCAACTTAAGCATAGATATTAATGTAGGATTTAATGAAAGAGCATTAGTTTTTGTTAAAGCTATAGATTCAGATTCTAAAATATTGGCAGAAAATTGGTCACCTGGTATTGGATTTTATTCAAACGAATTAACACTAATCCAAGCTGATGGGTCATCAATTAGATTAGATGATTATTACAAAGCAGAAGTTGCTGATTTTGGGAAATATATTACAGCACTTAAAGAAGATGCTATCCCTCCAGCAGCACAAGGTATTACACCTGATGCTCCTTCTTTAAACAATAACAACTTTAAAGTAGTTCAAATTAATTCTCATTTGACAGCTAACGATACTGCTGATAAAATTAAGAAGCTATCTGCTGATAAAATTAATGTAGAAGAGAAGATTAAGAAATTAGATGAAACTATAGTTAAAAAACGTTCTGAAATTTCTACTAAAAAATATGAATCTTCGATACAACAAGATAAAGACAAAAATGAATTAAACTCACTTATTACAGAGAGAACAAGTGAAACTAGTTTATATAATAGTATTGTAAATCAAATTCAATCATTAGCTTCTGGAAGCAATGCACCAAAAATTGCCCCTAAATATAGGGTTAGAGGATTCTGGGAAATTCCAGTGGCAAAGAAAGTTGCTGATACATTAGATCAAAACATTGTTAGATTTGTTGTACAATATAGATACTTGTCAACTAGCGGAAAAGCAAGTGAAGTTACTCAACTACCGTTTACTGATGGAACAAGAGAAAAAACAGCAGTCTTTTCTAACTGGAATGAAATGGAAACTAAAGTTAGATCTAGATATAGAAACTCGATCACTAGAAAATTTGAGTGGAAAGATAGTTTAGTAGAGGATGCACAAGAGGTAAACTTTAACCAACTAGATCTTGCAATTAACGAAGGTGAATTAGTTGAAATTAGAGTTAAATCAGTATCTGAAGCTGGATATCCTGCGAACCCAATATATTCTGATTGGTCAGAATCAATTACAATTGATTTTCCTATTACAGAAATCGATACTACTAATGTTGACGCATTGTTAATGTCAAATGCGGCTGAAACAGCATCCGTTAAAATATCA